TTGAGCATGTGTTCACCGGACACTTCCACAAACGACAGACCAAAAAGAACATTACCTACATTGGCAATTGTTTTCCACACAACTACGCTGACGCAGGCGACGACGATCGCGGATTAACTATCATTGAGTGGGGGCAAGAGCCCGTGCATCATGCTTGGCCTGATCAACCCAGATATCGTGTGCTAGGGCTTGCTAATATCATTGATAACGCACCCAAATTACTAGCACCCGGCATGCATGTTCGTGTACAATTAGACATCGAAATATCATATGAAGAGGCCAACTTTATCAAAGAGACTTATATAAAAGACTACAAATTAAGAGAGATGGCATTGATACCCAACAAGAATAGTTCAGTAGATACTGATATGGCGCCAGGCGAAGTTAAATTTGAATCAGTTGATCAAATTGTTACAGACCAGATTACCAATATTGAGTCAGAGTTTTACGATAACAAATTACTGTTAAAGATTTATCAGACTCTATGATTTACTGTGTGTGGTACCCCAGTGGGGGATTTGGGCACTTCGTCAATGCTGTACTCACCCTGCGAGGCAGGGGTTTTGTTAGGCCCAAAAAAAATCTAGAATTTTCCAGCAACGGCAACAGCCACAATCTTGACTTAGTAACTCCCAAGTATCTACATGATTGCTGGCCAGGTGGAATTGAATTCCTTGACAATAAAAATTACTGTGTTTTAGTAGACAACGGAATCAATAATGAGAATGATACATTTAAATCTACGTTTCCCGATGCTACTGTTATTAAAATTTGTTACTCTAAGTATAGCTGGCCTGTGGTTGCTCGCACCATGATTGAAAAAGCCATGGCAAGTAGTATTGAAAAACAATTGCCCACAGACGATTGGAACACAGATGACCCATGGGTACGTCGAGAAAAATATTTTTTATTTTTACGCGATCATCCACTCCGGCATGCATGGAAACCAGTGAATGAAATTGAGATATCCAATAACGAAATAGACGTTGCAGAACTATATGAAGATTATGATGACTGCCATACTTTTTTAAACGCTGTTGTAAAGATTGAAGATTTTTATCCTCTATGGAAAGAATGGCGTTTGGCAAATGCCAAATATATTGATCCGGTAATCACTGCAAATAACGTGCTATCTTGTGTATTGACTAGAAAATCTGAAGATCTAACTCACATTACAGATATCTGGACTCAATCTGTAATATACTATTACATCTGGGTTAAGTTCAACGTTGAAGTGCCGCACAACGATTTTGCTTATTTTTTTACCAATACTGATCAGATTAAAGAGTTGGTCAAATGAAGTTATTAACACTATCGGACGGCTACGGTGACAGCATGGCGGTGCCCGATTGGTATCCCAAGTACTGGAAGTGGCCAGAAATCATCCAGTTAATGACCAAAGGTCTAGTACTTGATAACCGCAGTAGGTACGGTGCTGGTAACGAGTTTATTGTCAACGAACTAAAACAACACATTGATACTGCCGATGTGGTAATAATTCAATGGGCACAACCTCAAAGACTAGATCTAGTGCTTGCCCATGCAAATCCTACATTTTGGCAAAATGTTATTGACAGTGATCCAATTTATAGCAATAACGTATTAGACTGTGGTGGTGATAAATTTTGGATCAGTAGCGCATCCAAGACGGCCGCAGTTGTAGAATACCATCAACAATATATCACTGTTAGACAACATCAATTAAGGTCGCAAATATATATTGAGTATGCTAAACTGTTACTTGAACAACACAAAATTGATTATCGTTTTATGCTGGTTGAAGACAGTGAGTATATTGGAATAGATGCTGATTGGATTTGCCATGAGCCGTTTAAAGGCATGAGTGATTTTAAATCGAAGAGCAAATATCGTGATTTAGAGTTAGGTATAGTCCAACCCACTCCGTTGGTAGCGTTTGATTTTATCAAACAATATATCATGCCCGATATCAATTTACCGTGGCGTGACAATAGGGACATTGATGCAGTAGAAAACATGTTGTATCGACATTATCAAGAAGCAATAAAGAACCGTAATGATCCAAATTAAAAACTTAACTGTTAAAAACTTTATGAGTGTGGGTGCAGCCACCCAAGGTATCGACTTTGATCGCAACGATCTTACCTTGGTACTAGGTGAAAACTTAGACTTAGGTGGCGACGGATCACGTAATGGTACAGGTAAGACCACAATTATCAATGCACTAAGTTATGCCTTGTATGGACAAGCACTATCAAATATCCGCAAAGACAATTTGGTAAACAAAACCAATGGCAAGAATATGTTGGTCAGTTTGGACTTTAGTGTCAACAGTCAAGAGTACAGAATTGAGCGTGGACGCAAACCCAATGTGTTGCGATTCTACATAAACAACGAACACAAAGCCGCTGAAGATGAAGCACAAGGAGACTCAAGAGAAACACAAGATGCTATTGAGCGTGTGATGAACATGAGCCATGACATGTTTAAGCATGTGCTGGCGCTGAATACCTATACAGAACCATTCTTAAGTTTGAAAGCTAACGACCAAAGAACTATTATTGAACAGTTGCTGGGTATTACCTTACTGAGCGAACGTGCTGATGCAATCAAAGAACTTAATCGTCAGACCAAAGATGCTATTCAATCAGAAGAATTTAGAATACGTGCTGTGCAAGAAGCCAACAAGCGTATCGAAGAACAGATTGAAAGCCTGCGCAAACGTCAGCGACTTTGGACAGCCAAACGTGATGAGGATGTAGTCAAACTCACACGGGCCGTAGCCGATCTTGAACACATTGATATTGATGCTGAGATACAAGCACATAGAGATCTCGAAGCATACTATATCAAACAAAAAGCCATCAATGACGCTGCCAAGTGGATTCGTAGTATTGAAGCAGACAATGTCAAACAACAAAAACTGTTGGATAAACTCAAGCAAGAAATTGCATTACTAGAAGATCACAAGTGTCACAGTTGTGGGCAGGACATACATGACAACAAACAAGACGAACTTAAAACTGTTAAACAAGCGCAGTTACAAGAACATGCTCTTCAGTTGTTAACCAATAGTGGCCAATGGCAAGAGCACACTGATATACTAAACCAATTGGGTGTGTTAGGTACAGCACCCACTGTGTTTTATGACACTTTGGAGCATGCGTTAAATCATCGCAACTCAGTAGAGACCTTGCGTAAAGATTTGACCTCACGACAAGCAGATGCAGATCCCTACGAAGAACAAATCACAGACATGCAAGGTCAGGCCTTGCAAGTTGTTTCATATGACACGCTAAACGAACTTACTCGAGTACAAGATCATCAAGATTTCTTGCTCAAACTGCTGACATCAAAAGATAGTTTTGTACGCAAGAAAATCATTGATCAAAATTTGAGTTATCTAAATGCACGTCTTACACACTATTTGGATAGAATTGGTTTGCCACATACTGTGAAGTTCCAAAATGATTTGACTGTGAGTATTGAAGAATTGGGTCGTGAACTGGACTTTGATAACTTATCGCGTGGTGAACGTAACAGACTGATACTGTCAATGTCGTGGGCGTTCCGTGATGTTTGGGAAAGTTTATATTCACCTATCAACTTGTTGTTTATTGATGAGTTGATTGACAACGGCTTGGACACACAAGGTGTAGAAAACGCACTAGCCTCGCTCAAGAAGATGAGCAGGGAACGCCACAAGAGTATCTGGCTTGTTAGTCATAGAGATGAACTGGCTGGACGTGTGGAAAATATTTTGAAAGTTGTTAAAGAAAACGGCTTTACCAGTTACAACACGGATGTTGATCTAGCATGACTAAAATTATTAGTATCAACCCAACTGAAAAATATTTTAGTTTAAATTGGCAAATTGATATTCGATGCAATTATGATTGTATGTATTGCAGTCCGGAATGGCACAACGACAGCAGTGAGTTCAAAGGCATGGAAGAACTACAAAATGTCTGGCTTAATGTATTTAACAAAACAAAAAATTTAAATTTACCTTATAAAATATCCTTCACCGGAGGCGAACTTACTGCCAACAAAAATTTTCTTCCGTTTGCAACTTGGTTAAAAAACAACTACTCTGAGTATTTGTTTAAAGTTTTAGTCACTACTAATGGTAGTGCATCAACTGGGTATTATCAAAAAATGTTTGAAGCAGTTGACAATATTTCATTTAGTTTGCACAGTGAACACATTAACGAACAAAAGTTTTTTAACAAATTAATACAACTACGTAAAAAACTTTTGCCAAATAATTTCATACACGTTGATATCATGAATGAGTTTTGGAATCAAAATCGTATTCCCCATTATATTCAACTGCTGGAATCTAACAACATAAGTTATTCAGTCAACGAAATTGACTATAAACATCAAACTCGTGCTATTCCTATTATGAGAGGAGATCTCAATCTTGAAATTTGAAAATCATCAGTATTACAATTGTGAGATAACCACCAATGACAATCAAACCTACAAAGTTAATGCCAATTGGATTCACAATCAAAATTTAGACAATTTTCAGGGATGGCAGTGTGCCGCTGGACAAACACGACTTAATATAGATAAAGATTTAAATGTTTGGTCTGGACTGTGTGAGAATCAAAAACTTGGTCACGCACTTGACGGATTTGATGTATTTGATGCACCATCTATCTGCAACAAACCGCGTTGCACAGGGTGTACAGACGATTTATTAACAGCAAAACGAAAAATTTAAAAACAGGCAGCAACGGAGATAACTATAAAGCAAGGATAAATCGCATACAACACATGACATGGCTATATCAAGATACCCCAATTGAGACGTTGCCCGAAGAGTGTGTTGGATTTGTTTACTTGATCACATGTAATCTCACTGGACGCAAGTACATAGGCAAAAAATTAGCTAAGTTTAGCAAGACAACATACAAGACAGTAAAACAGAAGAACGGCATCAAGAAGCGGAAGAAGATACGATCAAAGATCGACAGCGATTGGAGAGAGTACTGGTCAAGTTCTGATGAACTTAAAAAAGACATTGTGTCTCTCGGGCAGGACAATTTTACAAGAGAAATATTATTCTATTGTAAAAGTAAAAGTGAATGTACCTATATAGAAGCGAGAACCCAGTTTGAAAGAAAAGTATTAGAATCAGACGATTATTATAATGGACAGATAAGTTGCAGGATACACGGCAGTCACATCATAGGAAAAATATGACAAAACTTGACTACAGTAAAACTAACAAAAGTGATACTGGCTTTTTAAATGATCCTTATTGGACTGATCCAAAAAAAGGATTTGATAAAGCATGGCACGATCAAAGACAAAAACTCAGGCAACAACTAGGCACACACAAAGATCACGATTGGACAATAATCAATAAACCTACCGGACCACATGCAGGCAAAATAGTTTGCAACACTTGTGGCGGAAAGTTTGTTAATTGGATTCCAAAAGGATATATTTTATCTAACACTTAAGGTTGGCGGGCCAGTTTGTAATACCGCTGTGGAAAAACCGGGGAATAACCGGACACAAGACATATTGAAGCACTCCCCTGGGTAGATCCCAGTATCCTGAAAAATCGGAAGTGAGTCAGAGGGTAGAACCATACGCCCGACGCTTTGATATAGTATGCATGTTAGCGTACGAAAAACCGTGCTGTAAAAACTTAAACACTAGGAACGAGGTTTAAGGTAGCGAAAGCAATGTCAATATAGGTTGGGAAAGATTAGAGCCCATCAGCATAACGGTAAAAACACCTATTTCCAATGTCTTGGCTAGTGATACTCACATGAAGACAAAAGCGGAACCGAGCAAAACGGTTCCGTCTGACTAGATTAATCTACATGAATACTTTTTATTAAAAAAAACAATTTGTTAATGAGCGATAGCGACATTAACAGACTTACGTAGTAAGTCTTGAAACTTAAAGATTAGTATCTGGAAAATCTCTAAAGAGTGCGTGTTGAATGTTGCCACTGACAAATTGATTGAATGATTTGTGCTTGACTTCGAGTTCTCCTTCAAGAGGAGCAACACGTTTGAATGCCTCGTCCATTTGAGCCATACCTGTGAACTCCATTAAGATCATGAATTCTGGAAGATCAGCAATTGAACGGAATCCCATCTTGCATCTTGTGATTCTATACGACTCCATCTTGCCTTCAGAGATCAAATGATCAAAGAAACTTTTCATTCCTGTGACCCAGTCAAGGTCTGAAATGTCGCCTTCTTTGTCTGCCCATATTGTATATAAATCTGCCATAATTTTACTCCAGTGGTCCTAGTATTTCAAATCCTGCTATTTCGGATTTGTACAAGTGTGCTTGTTCAAGGTACAGGTATTCAAACCCACGTTGTTTGTAGATAGCACACTCTGTTTTCATTGTTTCTATTCCCAAACGTAGTCGGGGATTGTTGTAGTTCCATGCAAATTGATCGCACAGGGCATTTTTATCGTCATAGCGTCGGATCAGGCTGAATGCCACCAAGGCATCTTGATCATAGTAGCCTATAACGTCGGTCATGGGATCACGATAACGACTATCAAACATGGGCATTACACTT